CGCGCCGCCGGAGATGGTCTGGCGCTGGTTGCTGTCGTAGTTGGTGGGATAGGCCGAGACACCGCTCTGGAGGTTGTCGAAGCCGGCAAAGACGATCCACAGGGTGTCCTTGGCCCCCCACGAGGGGGTGCAGGTGGGCGGATTGGCGTTGCCGGAGGTGCCGGTGGCCGGAGTGCCCGCCTCCGGCGCCGCACCGCTGTGGCCGGTGATCCGCCACGAGTGCGACACCCACGCCTCGCTGTTACCCGTGATGCTGATCGTGCTCCCCTCGGAGCCGTCGGCGATGCGATATCTCGCCTCAGCCCGGACGGCCTGGCCGCTCGGATGGCCGACACAGATCTCGGTCCATCCGGCGGGCCACGTGTAGGCCGCGATGCTGCCGCCGCCGTCGTTGGCCACGCAGACGATCAGCAGATCGCCCGCCTGGATGCCGGCGGGCAGATTGCTGACGTGCGTGGTGCTGTTGCCCGCCGTGGCGGCGGCCTCGACCGCCGCGACCGCCGGAAAGGCCATGGGTTAGTGGCAGCAGAGCGCCACCGTGACGCTCGTGACGGCCCCCGCCGAGGGCCGGATCTGGTACGGATTCTCCGCGATGGCCTCGAGGGCCGCCGCCGTCGGCGCGATGGCGTTGCCCTGCGGGTCGGTGAGCGTGGCCCACGTGGTGGGCGTGCCCGTCTCGTTGCTCCCCTGCATCGTCACCGCCGCGCCGAAGGTGCCGAACAGCTGCACCGTCTTGTCGGCCTTGTCCGGCACGATCACCGGCGCGCCCGTATCGCTCGCGGCGAGCACCCAGGTGTAGACCACGACGCTCCCGGGGCCCTCGACCTTCGTCGGCGTCACGACTGCCATGCGCGCCTCCTTTCCTCAACTGGGGGCGAGGCCGGGTCGTCCCCGACCCCGCCCCCAGGGATGGCCGCCTACTCGGTGCCCAGCTCGATGACGACCTTGATGGCGCCCGCCGCCAGCGCGGAGGTGGCCGCCGCGTAGGTATTGGTGAGGATCACGTCCTGCGTGGTCGCCGTGACCACGAAGCCGATGCCGGTCTTGGTGAACTTGCCGCAGTCGCCCGTCTGCGGCGCCGCGCTGACCTGGCTATCCGAGGCCGCCGCGCCGTTGACCGGCCCGAGGTAGCGGTCGCAGTCGCCCGCATCCCCCAGGTTCAGCTGCACGCCGGAGCCGAGCGCGTCCCAGTACATGCGCCCGCCCATGACCACCTCGCCGACGTTGAGCCGGATCAGGTTGATCTGCCCGCCCGCGGCCAGGGTAATGGCCGCGTTCTGCCCGTACCGCCGCTTGCCGCCCCAGAGGGCGCCGCGCACCTTGCGGGCGGGCGAGGCCTGCCAGAGCGCGTATTCCGTGCCGTTGCTGGGAGTCGTCCCGAAGGCCATGTCACTCTCCGTCAAGCCACCCCGGCCCGAACGGGCGCCGGGGCGCGAGTGTCAAAAGGGTTAGTTGCTCGTGGTCCGCCGCCGCACGATGACCTCGTACTCCGCGGTGGTGGCCCAGAAATCCGCGGGCGCCGGGTTCGCGCTCGTGTTGAACACGATCGTGCTGGCGCTCAGATGCGTGGGCTTGGACTCGGTCCCGGCCTTCGGCGTCAGGGTGACCGCCTGGCCGGCGATGCCGCAGGTGTAGGTCTGCTCTTGGATCATGATTAGATCTCCAGCCGGCGGTACTTGCCGGTGCGCAACCCGTTCGCGCACTCGCGGCAGACACGCCCACCGGTCGCGCTGTGGATCATGAGATTGGCTCCTTCGTAGGCATGCCCACGTGGACAGTGGGTGCGGTACTCCGCTTTCGGTTTATGACTACGCCAGACCTTCAACACTTTTTCGATCTGGCGCTTGCGCTTCGGGGACATCAGCGAATAGATCGTCATCATCAGCCCGCGCGCATCCGGCCCCATCAACGTCCAGCGGTAGAACGCATTTGCACGCGGATTCGAGAGTTGCTGGTAGCGAGCGAGAGAGCCGCCGTACATCGCCTGCAAACGCTCCAGCGGCTCGCGCTGAACCTGCGACACCACGACTGCCGATGCACCCGAGTTCCAAGTGCAGAAATACCCTTCGCCTTCGATAAACCCGGCAGTCCAGTAAATGTCTTTTGCATCAACCACTTAGGCCGTCTCCAATACATCAACCTGGACGACGCAGTTGTCGTCGATACGCACGCCGCCGGCCGAGAGCTTCAGCACGACCTGCGGGTTGTTCCACTTGTGCACCGCCGTGGTGACCTCGACGCCCTGGATGGTGCCGACGGCGAGGCCCACGCCTTGCTTCTGCACCGCGATGCACGAGCGCACGCTCGCGGTCGCCGCCGGCGGCACGGCGACGGGCAGGCGCGTGGACATGCGCCACTTGAAGCCGTACCAGACCGCGTCCATCGGAAAGCGCCCCTGCTGGAGCGCGTTGATGCTGGAGTAGTCGCTGCTGGTGACCTGGCTGTCGGCCAGCAGCGAGCGCATGGCCAGCGGCGAGTAGAAGAAGTAGCGGTCGTCCTCGGCCACGTCGGCCGAGTCCATCTTCTCGCCGGCCTGCCGGATCTTGGCCATCGTGAGGTTGGTGCCGCCGTGGAGAATCTGCTGCGCGGTGGGCAGCGCGCTGGTGGCCGTGGACTCGGCGCCCTCGTCCACCGTGGTGGCCAAGCCGAGGATGCCGCCCACGGCGGTGCCGGTGGCCGCCGCCGCATCGAGGCCCGCCACGCCCAGGATCAGGTCATCGAGCGTGCGGTTGCGGGCGTTGACGATGGCCTGCGCGACCTCGGACTGCGGGTTGGTCAACGTCTTCAGCACGTCGAAGTCGTCGATCAGCGCCGCCACCGCGAAGTCGAGCAGGTTGGCCCGGCGCTTGGTCAGCGTCGGGTTGATGTACTGCGTGTCGCCGTCGCGCGTGGTGATCTGCGACATGCTGACGGCGGCCATGATCTGGAACGGGTAGGTCTTGCCGACGACGCCCTCGCGGACGCGCACGGCCGCCATCGCCTTCGTCTCCCGCTGCTGGGAGAGATGCGTGACGTTGTCCGAGATGGCGTGAATCTGCCACTGGGAGAGCTGGTCCATGACGCCGGACTCCTTCCAACAAGGCGGACTGCGTGCGGATGCCATGTCGGAAGATTGCCCGGCCCGTGCCGGATCTCCCTCGCCCCGATGACGTGGGGCTCCTACCGGCGGGTCGTGCCCCGCCGCCCCCGGACCCTCGCGGGCTGCCCGGGTCTGTCCGGCTGCTTACTGCCCGCGCGTGCCCGCGCGGTAGAGCGTCTCCAGCTCCTGCTCCAGCTGCCGCATGCGCGGCGAGCCGGCGTTGACGGCCATCATCTCCTTGCGGATCTCGCCCGCGCGCCGTTGCAGATCCTCGCGGCTCACCGTCGCGGGCACGCCGTCCATCGCGCCATGCTCCACGGAGGTCTGCGCCAGGCGCGCCATCCACCGGATGACGTTGGGGTGGTTGCCCAGACCGGTCACGTCGAGCAGGTCGGGGATGCCGAACTCCGCGCCCGTCTCCTTGACGAAGCGCACGGTGCGCCCGAGGCGCGCCTGGTAATCGGCCCCCCACTCCTGTTGCAGCGCCTGCTGCGTCTCCGTGGCGTAGGCCTTGGCCTGCCCGAGCCGCTGCTGTTGCCACGCCGCGTAGGCCGCCACGGTGCCCTTCACCTGATCATTGGTGAGCCCGAGCTTGTGCCACTCGCGACGCATGTGCTGCTCGGCCGCCTCGTCCCAGCCCAGATCGAGCGCCGCCTCGGGCCGGTCGAAGGCGTAATCCTCGGGCTTGGCCGGCGGCGCGGCGATGAGGCCCGCCTCGGCGAGCTTGGCCTTGACCTTGGCGACCTCCTCGGGCTTGGCGTCCTTGCCGGGCAGGCGCACGCTGCTGCCGATGAGCTTCTGCGACTCGGCGTAGCCCTTGAGCACCTCGCCGAGCGGCTTGGCGCGCAGCGGCTCCCACACCTTGTCCGTGCGGTACTCGCTCGGGATGCTGTCCTGCCAGGCGACCTGCGGCTCCGGCGCGAGCACCGGCTCGCCGGTCGTGGTGGTCGCCGGGGTCTCGGGGGCGACGGGCTCGGTCGCGGTCTCGGCCATCTACTCCTCCAGGTTGGCGATGCGCGCGCGCCGGGGCGGCGTGGTCGCCTCCACCGCCAGCAGCTGGGCCCGCCGTTGCAGGCTGCACCGCTGCATGATGTGGGCGTGCAGCTCGAGCGCCGTCACCTCGCGGGGCACGGGCGCCGAGCGGATGAACGTGAGGAGATCGTCCAGCACGATGGCCCCGTCGCGGCCGGCGAAGACCGTGCGGTAGGCCTCGCTCACGAGCTTCTGCTGGGCGCTCAGGCTCATGCCGCGCGCCCCAAGTCCTGCTGGTTGAGCTGCGTGCCCTCGATGAGCGCCTTCACGCCCTGGCCACCGCCCACGGCGCTGCCCACCTGCTCGACGGCGGCCAGCTGCGCGGCGGCCTGCTGCTGCTGGGCGCGATACTCGCGTAGCTGCCGCACGTACTTGTCATCGAAGAACAGCTCCCCGGGCGTGCCGCGGATCTCGCCGAGGGTGCGCAGCGCCGCGTCGAAGTTGATCAGGTCGAGCACCTCGGGCTTGACCTGGGCCATCGCGACGGCGTCGTTGACCGTCGCCTGGATGGCGAGGGCATCCGCCGACCGCCGCGCCCGCTGCAACGGGCCCTCGTACTGGATGGCGAAGTCCGCCGAGTCGAGCCCGTGCTCCAGCAGCCAGGCCTCCAGCTCGACCGGGGGCGGGCTGAAGGCCCCCGCGTGGAGCAGGATCGACCACGTGCGCTTGACCAGCGGCGTGAGGCGGTCCACCTCGATACGCCCAGCCACGGGCCCGAGCAGGCGCTCCATCTGCTCGCGCAGGGCCAGCACCTCGGTGGCCGTCATCTGGGGCGACTGCTTCAGGCGCATCTGGTTGACGAAGTACAGCTCCAGGATCTCCTGGCGCAGCTCGGCGAAGATGAACTGGCTCATATCGGGCCGGCTGTGCGTGTCGAGGAAGCCGAAGCTATCGCCGATGGCCCCGCTGGCGTCCACGACCGTACGGCCCCCCGGCCTCAGATCCGGGTCGCCGATCACCGCGTCCGAGCGCTCGTAGGTGGGCGGCTGCATGGCCAGCGGGGCGGCCTTGAGCACGATCTCCTTGGCCGCGTTGAGCGAGCGGATGGCGGGGAAGGCCAAGTGGCTCGGCCCGTCGGAGCCGTAGATGTTCCCCGAGCGCTTGGCCCACCGGGTGACGAAGGCCGGGAACTCGGCGTAGGTCTTCTCCTCGATCTTGTGCTTGTCCTGGATAGTGAGCAGACACGAGGCCCACCGGGGCGTGGCGCTCGTGGGATCCGGGTAGATGGCGTGCAGGAACTCGAAGAGGCGATCCTGGTTCTTGCCCTCTTCCACGCACCGGAGCACGGCCGTGCCCGCCCGGTCGCCCCAGCGGTCGTAGGCGGCCTGCGCCGACAACTCAAACGAGTAGAAGAGCGTGTTCACGTTGCCGTCGGCGTCCTCGTCGATGCAGTAGGTGCCGAAGGCGATGGCCCGGAAGCGCAGCCCCGTGAAGGCCCCCGTGGCGTCCGGCTCGCGCTCCTCCAAGAACAGGCAGTCCTGGGCGAACGTGGTCAGGTCGTGGAAGGCCTCCAAGTTCTCCTGGTGGAAGTTCGACTTGCTGTTGAGCGCCGCGTACATGCGCCGCTG